CAGGAACACAATTAAAATATAAAATATCTTTTGCTAATCAAGCATCTGGTTCTAAAGAAGCTAGAATTAGAGGTGTTTCACTTCAATACTAATGGCTAGAAAAAGATAACACCAAAAGAGTTTAGCGAAGTCGCTACTGGTGTTAGACTTTCAAGCCATGAGAAACTTTGTGCTGAANGAATGAAAGTATTAAACGAAAATATAAACGAATTAAGAAAAGAAGTTAAGAGTTTAAGAAATGATGTATCAACAGGTAAGGGTATGGTTAAAGTATTAGTATTTTTAGGTACAATTATCGCAACAATTATTGGTGTATTCCAATTTAAGTAAAATGATTGATAGATTTCTTTATAGTTTTTTTGGCTTTCTTGATAAAATTATAGAAAATATTGAAAACTTAGTTATATCAAAAAAGAAAAAGAGGAAAAAGTAATGTTTAAAATAACAGCAATACTATGTGTATTAGCAGTGAATGGACAAAACTTATGTTTAGAAGGTGATATACCTTTAACAAAACAATTAATAAATGAAGAACAGTGTGTAAATACTTTGTCTTCTATTGGTATGTTAGTCCATGAAGAGTTTATGAAAAGACAAATAGTAATATCAATGCAATGTAAAAAAATAGGAGAATCAGTATGATGATATATGGAGAAACACCTACACAATGGAAAAACCATGTTGTAACAAAAATTAAAGATAACAAAAAANTATGTATAGCTTTTGNTATATGGTCAATAATATTATGGTGGATATAAGATATGCCATTTGAAATGATAACAATGTTGGGCTCTACTATATTAGGTGGAGTAATGAGTATCTGGTCGCAAAGTATTAAAGCAAAACAAGCAGAACAAAAAATGCTTATACAAAGAGCAGAAGTACAACAACAAGGTTTTAAAGAAGCTAGAGAATATGACAACAAAGGTTTTCAGTGGACTAGAAGAATTATAGCTTTAACTGCTGTCTTTGCAATTATATTACTACCTAAATTAATGCCTATATTTCAACCAGATGTAAGCGTAATTGTAGGTTATTTAGAATTTAAACCTGCATTTTTCTTTATACCTGAAAAAGAAATAATGAAATGGGTAACACTATCTTCCAATAGTTTAGTTATTACACCTTTAGATACTAACCTAGTATCAGCTATCATAGGTTTATACTTTGGTGGCTCATTAGTTAAGAAGTAATTAATATGAAAATCTCACAAGACACAGCAGTAAGTATGCCTATTAAAAATATGATAGGTATTATAGCAGGTGTTGTTATGGGAGTGTTTGCATATACAGAAGTTACTGCAAGATTAACAAGTTTAGAAACGTCAAGAGAGTTATTTGAAAACGATTTGCTTAAAAAATCTGAGCAAGTACCTACAGACCAAGAACAACATTTTTTATTAGAAGATTTATATAAAACTGTAGAGAAATTACAGTCTACTCAAGAAATGAATATGACTAACAAAGTTAATATAGAATTTTTAAATAAACAATTAGAAAAAGCATTAAATGATATTGAAGAATTAAAGGATAAGGTAAGAGCAAATGGGAAGAGTTACTAAGAAAATTGTCCAATATATCAATGATATGCGTAAAAAAACAAAGCAAATGGGTTTTGTTAAAGACTTAAAAAAAGAAGTAGAGATAGGTGCTAACGGCACACAAAGTTATATAATTAAAAAAGGTATTAACAAAGGTAAGATAATATGATTGAAACAGTTATTGCTTTACTTATGATTGTTAATGGTGAAATTAAAGAACACAGAATACAAGATAGTATGTCAAAATGTTTAAAAGGTAAAAGAATTGCTATGCGTTCAAATACGAGTAACAATTTAGAATATCAATGTATTAAATCTAAAGCAGAAACAGAAATATACATGGGTGAAAAAAGTATTAAAACATTAATATTAAAATAACTTAGGAGCTCTATGGATAAAAGTCTTACAGACTTAATACAACCAAGCAAAGACGACATTATAGAAAACCAAAAAAAAGAAATAAACGAATTAAAAAAAGANAAAGAAAAACTACAACGAGAAGTTCAAAATGAACAACAATCTCGTCTNATGGAATATCACACACCTTAATTATGGCTAGAATAAATTTTAATCTTGTAGACTTACGAGATAAACCTAAGAAGAGAAAAGGAAGACATGCAAAAAGACCAAACAAAAGAAGCACCTTCAAAAAATACAACGGACAAGGTCGTTAGTATAGATGATATTGTTAAAGAATTACCAGAGTTATTAGTTAAACACGCATATACAAAATTAAAATCAGGAGAAGAGCTAACCGCTTCAGAAATGAAGGTATGTTTAGAAGTCTGTAAAACTTATAGTACAGATAATCTTAATAAAAAGACTGACAACATTTTAGATGACGTACCGTTTGATACAAATGGATAAACGAATTAAGAACTTTAAAAATTTTTTGTATTTATGTTGGAAACACTTAAATCTACCAGAACCAACACCTATACAATACGATATAGCAGACTATCTTCAGTCATCTGACAAGAGATTAGTTATAGAAGCCTTTAGAGGTGTAGGCAAATCATGGATTACTTCAGCATTTGTCTGTCATCAATTACTTCTAAACCCACAACGTAACATATTAGTTGTATCTGCTTCTAAAAGTAGGGCTGATGATTTCAGTACATTTACACAAAGGTTAATAGGTGAGATGCCTTTATTGTCTCATTTAATACCTAGAGATAACCAAAGACATTCAAAAATTAGTTTTGATGTAGCACCTGCGTTAGCATCACATGCACCAAGTGTTAAGTCTATGGGTATCACAGGACAACTTACAGGTTCACGTGCAGATTTAATTATTGCTGATGACGTAGAGTCTGCTAACAACTCACAAACGCAACTTATGCGTGATAGACTTGGTGAGACAGTAAAAGAATTTGATGCAATCATAAAACCAGAAGTAGGACGTATTATATTTCTAGGTACACCTCAAACAGAAATGTCATTATACAATGACCTAGAAGAAAGAGGTTTTAAAACTAGAATATGGACAGCACTATATCCTATTAAACAACAAAGAATTGGTTATGGTCATAAACTGGCTGAAATGATTGTAGACACAAAAGAATTAGAAGGTAAACCCACAGACCCTAAAAGGTTTGACGAGGTAGACCTTATGGAAAGACTTTCAAGTTACGGTAAAAGTGGATTCAACTTACAGTTTATGTTAGACACTACTATGTCTGACGCTAACAGATACCCTCTTAAATTAAATGATTTAATTGTAGCATCTGGTTGTTCTACATGGAAGGAAGCTCCTGCTAAAATACAGTGGGCTAGTTCTCCTGAACAAATAAAAGCTATAGACCCTGAGTTACCTAATGTGGGACTCAAAGGTGACTATTACGTAGCACCTATGAATATGTCTAAAGAATTTACACCATTTGAGGGCACTATTATGTCTATTGACCCTAGTGGTCGTGGAGAGGACAAAACAGCGTATGCGGTGCTTAAAATGCTTCATGGAGTGCTATATTTGACCTCTGTAGGTGCATTAGATGGTGGTTATGATGAAGATACTCTGTATAGATTGTCTAATATAGCTAAGAAAAACAATGTAAACTATGTAGTTATTGAGAGTAACTTTGGTGACGGTATGGCAACACAGTTGTTAAAACCTATAATGGCTAAAGTACACCCATGCGAAATAGAAGAAGTAAGACATAATATACAAAAAGAGAAGCGTATTATAGATACCTTAGAGCCAATTATGAATAGTCATAGGCTTGTGGTAGATGACTTACTTATTAAAGAAGACTTTAAATTAGAACCTGACCATCAGTTGTTTAGACAGATGACTAGGTTGACTAGAGACAAGGGAGCTTTGAGACATGATGACCAAATTGATGCTGTGGCTATTGCCGCTAATGCTTGGGTTGAGCGTATGGACAGAGACCAAGTCTTATCATACAACCAACATAAAGAAGAACTATTGGACAGAGACTTGGAGAAATTCATGGAAAACGCCATTGGAAGAGAACAACATAAGGATAGATTTATATAACATGGAAATTAAAGACAATACACACATGATAGCTGTAGCAAAACGTATTAAAAAACATGAGGGTTTTAGAGTAAATGTTTATGATGACCATTTAGGAAATAAAACAGGTGGATATGGACATTTAATGTTACAAGGTGAAACTGAACCTGAAGGTGGATATACTGAACAATATTGGGAAGGTGTGTTTGAAAAAGACTTTAACACTGCTATAAATGGTGCTGTGAGTCTTATAGGTAAAGATGTGCCGCCTGAAGTAATGGGTGTAATGACAGAGATGGTGTTTCAATTAGGAACTACAGGTGTATCTAAATTTTCAAAAACATTAGAACACATTAAAAACAAAGATTATCACAAAGCTAGTAAAGAAATGCTAGATAGTAAATGGGCAACTCAAACTCCTGAACGTGCAGACTCTTTATCTAAGATAATGTCAAATATTGAATAAAAAAATTTGAAGGGGTATATCGTATATGACTGGTAGGTGTTTCCCCATAGCCTACGCCAAAAACTGACTAAAAAAGACTTAAAAAGCGTGGATATATGCGGTTTTTTTTCTGTATATAACGGATAATATGTCCGTTGCGGTGGGCTCGTGGTTTTCTTTTTGTATGTGTTAGAGCTTGTCTGTTTTTTTGGTTTGGTGGTTCAGTTAGTAAAGTTCCCATATAAGATAGAGCAAGGGTTCAACAGGTATATATACAGGTTACCTACTCACTACTTACACCAACCACTTAACAAGATAAGAAGAGAAGATGAAATTAATTAAGTTGTTAACATACGCCACACTATGCGGCTTATGGTTAACTCTAATATCAATGACAGTTATAACTTATGTATGATTTTTAATTATTTAATAAAATACTTATTCATTCCATATATTATAATTATATTATACGCCGCTAGTCTTGGGCGTGACTCAGTGCCTTCTATATTATTAAAAGAGTATTTAATTTTTATGATACTATTAATATTATATGATTTCTTTAAATTGGCTATTCTGCCAAAATTCCAAAAATAACAATATAAGCCATGCAATACGTGCATACCTGTTATGCAAACTTAGCATAAGACAATAAATCCGTTTCAGTATATAAGTTATTTATGTTTGATTTTTTAAATATTTACCAAGTGCTAACACCAGTGACAGCAGGGTTGAGCTTAAATTTTAAAAAGTCTCTGACACCCTCAGAAGCATAGAGGGCACGAGTCGGACACCGCAACAGGTAGCCTATAGGTTATGGAGTCGGTCTAGTGCTTCAGCGTCATTGCTTTTAGCCAGTACAAACAAAACTATGTTTGTCTCATAATATCTATTATGACTGATGAGCTCCAGTAGAGCGAAACAAACAAACGGAGTCTTTATATAATGAAGATACCTAAAAAAGTCGCTAAAATGCAGAACGCTGACAGCTTGGCAAAATTCCAAGATGAGCAGAATAAAAATGAGCATTTTAGGCTTTATAATAAAGAGACTGACAAAGCTAAAAAAGTCAAGATGTTAGCTGAAGCAGTCGCAGAAGGTTGGATATAAGGTGTATCAATCCAAGCGTTATTGGGACAATATCAAACTTATTAAAGTTGATAACCTTGAACCGCTTGAAATTGTACCTTTAGAAGACCAACACAAACAAGCTGAAGAGCTTGAGTTTGAAACAAAACTTTTATTGTGGAAGCTCAAGTATCAATCAAATTAAAATTGTGGGCGGTTGCATTTTTTGCCGCCCTCAGTTATACTTATATAAACTAACTTAACCAACGGAGTATAATATGAGAAGTTATCCAATATGGGTTGACACTTACAATAACGCCTATTCAAACAACGGTGCAAAGTCTCAAGGCGTTAGGGACTATGCAAAGAGTAATATGTATGTCGGCACAAGTGCCTCTAATTCATATAATTTTGGTGATTATAGTATAAGCCATTCAGACAACGGCAAAGAAAAAAACTATAATTTCTATGTTGATGGTGAATTAATGAAGACGGCAACATATAACAAAAATAAAAAAACAATGGAGTCTAAAAACTATATGAGCGAAGAGTCATTAAAAGAAAAATACTTTAAAAAGTGGAAGCAAGAAGAGGCTGACAAGGCTGAAGCGTTTAGGAATGAGCGTTACGCTGAGAGACTAAGAGTCAACGGCTTCAGAGACTAACTATAAGACTTGAAGCGGTTTATAATTAGACCGCTTTGAGATTTATAGTCAAATATAAATCTTAATAGTGCAATAAGTCGCTTTTAGTAGTGCCACACTATCGGAATAGGCGTAGAGATTAACACAGACAATTTACGCCTACTCCACCTAAAGACTAGACGGCGTCTATTTTTTGATATTTATTATTATTATTAAAGACTAGACGGCGTCTTTTTTTATCAACCAAACAATCGGAGTATAATATGTTAAACAAAAAACAGTTAGGCTTAGTAGTTGTGGGCTTAAGAGACCTAAAGAAGAAAAACCTTTGGAATAAAGATTTAGACCTTTGGGACTTATTAGAGGCAGGTTTAAAAGCTGACGCTCTAAAACAAATAACAAAAGCTAAAGCAAAATGGCAAGTTATACAAGATAAAGAAAACAACCAAACAATCGGAGTATAATATGTATATAAGCATGGAAAATCTGTCTATTACTGAAATTGAGTCTCAGACAGGAAGTCACAAAAAAGGTAAATGGGTAGATTTTAAAAAACCTATTGAAACTAAAAAAGTTGTATTTACAGATGAATACACTAATTTAATGGACTTAGCGGCAGAAATTAAACACGCCGCAACCAGAAGCCCACACAATAAACTTATAGTGACTTTTGAAATACAAGCGGAGTATTAATATATGAGATATACTTATAATTGTAATGACGGCTTGAATACTG